GCAGGCACCACCAGAGTATATGGATGTAGATGAATATGCTCAAGGAGTATCCAATTGGATAGTAAAGAATATCTAACCAATAAAAAGTTTTGTCCTATACCTTGGACTGGATTTATGTATAACTCGAATGGTGACGTTCTTAATTGTATACGCAGTCAACTTCCTATCGGAAACCTTAAAGATAATTCAATACACGACATATTAAAAGGCAACACAGAAACTAAAAAGAACATGCGGAAACAGATTGACGGAATAGGGTGTCATGTTTGTTATGATCTTGAAGGTGACAACAAAGGATATGATATAATCAGCGATCGCATATTCTATCTTAAAGAATTAAAATCAATTGATAAAACATTATACGATGACCCCAATGACTTTGATCTACATACTATAGATATACGCTGGAGTAATGTGTGTAATCATGCTTGTGTGTATTGTTCACCGGACTATTCAAGCAAATGGGCTACAGAACTTAAAATCATAACTGAAGATCCTTCGACAGAAAGAGTTGCAGAACTTAAACAATTAGTGTTTGATAACGCACACCAACTTAAACATGTGTATATGGCCGGTGGCGAACCTTTGCTAATGAAAGAAAATTTGGAACTATTAGAGATACTACAAGAAAAAAATCCGCAGGTTAATCTTAGGGTAAACACTAATTTAAGCAAGACCGGCACACGAGTATTTGAAAAGATATGTGAATTTCCTAATGTGCATTGGACAATAAGCGTTGATGAAATGGGTGCAGAATTTGAATACGTGAGATATGGTGGTGTATGGGAAGATTTTTTGGATAATTTAAATCGAATTAGGAAACTTGATCATAAGATAACATTTAATATGTTACATCATTTATTAAACTACCGATCATTATTTGATACTGTTAAGTTTTTTAAAGAGTTGGGGTTCCATAACAATAGCTTTGTCATAGGCGCATTATTGCAACCAGATTACCTAAATATTAGACATTTACCAAATACTATGCTACAATCAGTAGAGCAAGAATTACAAGACTGGATTAGTCAAAAGCCAGGTTTTTTACTTGAAAACGGTCTAAGAAATGTGTTACAATATATAAAAACACCCGTAGAAAAGAATATCGAATACTGTTTAGCAGAGATAGCAAAGATGGACCAAAGACGCAACATTAACAGCAGGGCAGTATTCACAGAATTATACAATTTAATAGAGGGCAAATAATTATGGCAAAACCATTTGATATATCAAAGTTTAGAAAGTCAATTACCAAGTCAATCGACGGGCTTGGTATAGGATTTAACGATCCTACAGACTGGATTTCAACAGGCAACTACACATTAAACTACTTACTATCCGGCAATTTTGAAAGAGGGATTCCGATGGGTAAAGTTACTGTGTTTGCTGGAGAATCGGGCGCAGGTAAATCATTTATCTGTTCAGGCAATATTGTGCGTCATGCACAAGAGCAAGGCATTTATGTGATCTTAATCGATACAGAAAACGCACTTGACGAAGCATGGTTACATGCACTTGGTGTAGATACTACAGAAGACAAATTGCTAAAACTGAACATGGCTATGATCGATGACGTGGCTAAAGTTATCAGTGACTTTGTTAAAGAGTATCGCACACTTCCAGAAGAAGATCGTCCTAAAGTATTGTTTGTTTTAGATTCATTAGGCATGATGCTAACACCAACAGACGTAAACCAGTTTGAAGCGGGCGAAATGAAAGGTGATATGGGTCGTAAACCTAAAGCACTTACAGCATTGGTCCGTAACTGTGTAAACATGTTTGGTACATTAAATCTTGGATTAGTTTGTACTAATCATACATACGCTAGCCAGGACATGTTTGACCCAGATGATAAGATTTCAGGTGGTCAAGGCTTTATCTATGCGTCAAGTATCGTTGTAGCTATGCGCAAACTTAAACTTAAAACAGACGCTGATGGTAATAAGACTACAACTGTTAACGGTATACGTGCCGCTTGTAAGATCATGAAGACCAGATATGCTAAACCGTTTGAATCAGTACAGGTTGAGATTCCATATGAAACTGGTATGAGTCCATATAGCGGCTTAACAGACATGTTAGAAGCTAAAAACTTGCTTAAAAAAGAAGGCAACAGTTTAGTTTATACTTTTGCTGATAAAACGACTATTAAACAGTTCCGCAAAGCATGGGAGCGTAATGAAGATGGTTGTTTAGATAAAGTGATGAAAGAATTATCATCTAATGTTAACTTGCTAAGTACTGAGTCAAGAGCAGTTGAAGAAATAGAAGAAGTTGAAGAAGTTAAAGTTTCTACTAAGGAGACAGCAGAATGAGTATTGAACTAGATGCACTAGGCGAAGTTTGGCTTACTTGTAAAGAATATATCAGTCCTAAAGACCGCCAAGCTGCGGCTGATCATGTATTATCTATCGTGGCTGATCATAATATTGTTGAACGTGATCTCAAAGCATTTGCGGGTACAGACAGTTATCTTAAACGAGCATTACAAGAGTATCTCGGTGAAGAAGAAGTTGAAGAAGCTGATTACGACGAAGATGAAGATGACTATTAATGAGTCAATCAAAAAAAAAATATTTTCCAATTGTTACATCTACTGCATGTAAATTGAAATGGTCATGGAGCACATTATATTTAAATTCAGGTATAACTGCGTCGTGTCATAGAACAGGACTCAGTGAAATTACTCAAGAAAATTTCAATGAATTTCATAATACATCAGTAAAACTTTCCGACCGCACTAGCATGCTAGAAGGCCAATGGCCTAAAGAAAATTGTGCGTATTGTCGTAAAATTGAAGAGGCTGGAGGAGTCAGTGACAGGATAAGGCACACATCGATACCAGAAATGTTTCCCGAAGAATTGGAAACTAATCCGACTGCTATTAATATTGATCCTGTTATAGTAGAAGTATTTTTTAATAATTTTTGTAATCTTGGATGTTTATATTGCAACCCCGAATTGAGTTCGTCTATCGAGGCTGAATATCGAAAATTTGGAAATTTTAACGAACATGGGGTAGAATTGTTATCCGTTGATACACATTTTAAAGAATTAATACCTTATTTTTGGGATTGGTTTCCTATAGGATTTGTAAAATTAAAAAGATTTCATGTGTTGGGGGGAGAACCTTTCCTACAAAAAGAATTTGATAAACTTTTAGATATGATAGAAAAATATCCAAATCCCGACTGCGAATTAAATGTAATTACTAATTTAATGGTTCCAAAAAATCGTATTGAAAATTATTTAGAAAAATTTAAAAAACTATTAGTTGGAAAAAAAATAAAAAGAATTGATATTACTTGTAGCATCGATTCTTGGGGGGAACAACAAGAATACGTCCGTTGGGGGATTAATTTAAAAGAATGGGAAGAAAATTTTAAACTTCTGTTACGCAACAAATGGATTTATTTAAATATTAATCAAACTATAAGTGCATTAACAATTAAAACCATGCCTGATTTATTAGTGAAACTGACCGAATGGCGCAAGGATAGACCGATTGGTCATTGGTTTAGTGGTGTTACGCCCGGACCAAGTTATCTTAAAAATGAAATCTTTGATAAATCAGAATTTGCCGCCGAAGTTGAACACATATTATCATTGATGCCTACGGATTCAAAAGAAGATAAAGTAGCACACGAATACATGAAAGGAATTTTAAGCAATACGCAGTATAATGGTGAAGAAATTAAAAATCTGATTATATTTCTTAATGAAAAAGACCGACGAAGAAACACTGATTGGAGAAAAACATTTCCATGGTTAACTAAATACGAGGACTTATGTGGTATTCAAGAGTAGTAGCTAGTCTTAATTCAATTCCTGATTTTATACAACACTATGAACAGGAATTAGAAGAAGCACGACGAGAAGTTGCTGTCTATGGCAACATAGAGAAAAATCTCGCTGGCCTGCCCGGTATAACTGAGCGTCGCTTTAATCAACTACAAGAGGTTGAAGCGGTGCTCAATTACCTTAATATTAAATTACGAAAGATACGTAGGACTCATTTCCAGAAATATTTAGAAAACTATCAACGAGCATTAACAAGTCGCGATGTAGAAAAGTATGTGGATGGTGAAGACGAAGTCATTGACTTTGAAACTATCATCAATGAAGTAGCATTATTACGTAACAAGTGGCTAGGTATCATGAAAGGTCTAGAAAGCAAGAACTTCATGCTTGGTCACGTTACCCGCTTAAGAACAGCAGGCATGGAGGACGCATCAATTGGCTAATAGACACGCAACACATATATTAGAAACAATTCGACAATATGATACGTTCCTTGAAAGTATACGCACAGTTGCGGATATGGGGTGCGGAATTGGAGAAGATGCTGAATGGTGGGCAACTTTAGAAAACTATAATGATCCTCCAGAGCCGTATAATTTTAATGTTTTTTCAGTTGACAAGGATCCGGCTAAAATATCTCAAGTCCCTACACTTAAAAATATCAATAAAATATGCGACTCCTACGACAAAGAAAATTTATTTCCTATCAGCATCGATCTGATGTGGGCACATGATAGTCTAAACTACAGCACAGATCCTTTAAAAACTCTACGTATGTGGAACAGTTATATGACTACCAATGGTATGTTATTGATATCAATTCCGCAGTATAACGGAGTTGAATATAATAGATACTAC